GCAGAAAGACCTGCAGAGAATGTTTGAAGAGCAGTGAAAGTGTTAGGGCTACTAGTAGAAACTATACCAGGAGCACTAATAAAACCAAAAGTTCCGCCTGATGCAGAAAGACCTGCAGAGAATGTTTGAAGAGCAGTGAAAGTGTTAGGGCTACTAGTAGAAACTATACCAGGAGCACTAATAAATCCAAAAGTTCCACCCGATGCAGAAAGACCTGCAGAGAATGTTTGAAGAGCAGTGAAAGTGTTGGCAGCAGATGTGGTGACACCGCTAACTGCACCTACTAACCCGTTAAAACTCAAAACTCCGGTATTCACCAGAGTAATCCCTTTGCCTCCAGACAGAACACTCATGCCTGTACCACCAAAGAGCGTTAATCCGCCTGTTAGACCGTTAATAGATCCAACACCTTGAACAGTACCCGTTAATCCGTTGAAGCTGTTTACACCTTGAACAGATCCTGTAGATCCGTTAAAAGAACTAACAGCATCCACTGCTCCTGTTAGTCCGTTCAAAGAAAGAACTCCTCTGTTAGAAACGGTTACATTTACTTGATTAGAACCTACACCAATACCGGTTCCAGCCAAGATTCCCACAACGCCAGTAACTCCTCCTGTAACGCCGTTAAAAGAACTAACGTAATCTCCACCAGGTCCGCCACCACTTATAGTTACATTTACATTTCCTGTGGAACCGTTAACACTCCACACACCAGTATTAAATACTGTGGAAACTCCTGAAGAAGTGGTGACACTTATTCCTGTGGAACCTCCGGTTACACTTAAAATTCCTGTGTTAGAAACAGAAGCAACACCCCCAGCAACAGAAACATTTACTCCTGTGCTGCCTTTAACATCAAAAACTGTTATTCCATTCACATTAGTTATAAGAGAAACGGTTCTGTCAAACCACGTTTTAAAAGTGTCGGTTCCTGTAAGGGGTCCTATACTCATTTTATGTTACCGTTTCCTCTCTTAATAATAATCCATTCTTAAACACTAAAGATGCAGTAATTCCTGTTTTATTTGCTGTAAATATAGGAACCAGATACTCTCCTGTTCCTGCCGTGAAACCAAACTTGATAACATCTAACTTTAAACGATCCGCACCACAAGGACCATTTAAAATATTTATATTAGAAGTATCCCGTATCGTGTTGTCTTCGTTTGCACCAGGAGAAGCACCACTAGTACAACCTATTATTAGCGGCTTCACCACTATTCCGTAATCGCCTGTTGTTCCCGCAGCACCAGTGAATCCTGAAATTATAGTTTTAATAGAACTATTGTAAACCCAAACTCCTAAACCGCCGTTAACGTCTTGTTTTTGTATTAAATACCAGCCAGTAGCTCCCGTTGCAGTAATATTACCTGCGCCAGTAGCTTGAACTAAAGCAGTGGTTAAAGGAGTACAACCATTCCAAGGAACTGTTCCTGCTGTGAATCCGCTAACACTACCAAGACGATTATTTAACGTAGACTGTACGTAAAAAATTTCTTGTATTTCGTTTAATTCTTGTGCTTGTAAAGGATATCCTGCTTTAAAAGCTAATCCGTAATAATTTTTAGAAAGGTTTATTTGAGATTCTGTTCTGCTTCTAAACGGATCTTCTTTTAACGGGAAATCTGAGCTAAATGGTGATGGTATAGTCATATTGGTATTTATTCGTTTTAACTAGAGCAAAATGGAATTGTTTCGTTAGGAAATGAACCACCAGGAAGAGGTAATAACTCTAAAAAGTGGTTTATAATAATATTTCCAAAAGATATTCCCGGAAAAGCAGAAATTTCCACATCCCAAGACGGGAAAACGTAAGTAGGAGCCGAAAGGCCAGAAATACAACCAAAAGTATATCCTATAGTTTGAGTGGATCCTAAAGTATATCCTGTATAATTTTGTATTTTGGGTATTTCTGCAACAGTAATTACACCACTAGAAAAAGAAGAAGCAGCATCATAAGTATTATTAAAGATATCAGATCTTGTGTTAACAAAATATTTTGTTCCTATTGGATGAATTATAGAAGCAAGAATATCGCCGTAATAAGAAGAAGTTAATCCTGGAGCGTTCACAACATACGAATATTCTTGCCATAAATCACCGTCTTGAATAACAGAAACATTTAACTGGCTTCCTGTTAACTGTGGTCTAAAACTTTCAGGATTTGCAGAATATTGACCTGCTGGATTTAAATTATCTCGCATCCAATCGTAATTGCCGCCGTTAAGGCGCATGATATATCGTTTAGGATACGATACAGATATCTGATCGTGATCAATACCAAACAAAGAATTTATAAGATATTTAACACTATCTTTAGTTCCTTTTTTACTGTAAAGATTGGTTTTTATATTTTCAATAAGATTTTTTAAATTTTCAGGAGATATTTTAGGTATTTGATTTTCTGCCAAAGAATCAACATATGTTCTTGAAAAATTTACTAATAAATCAGCAGGAGCAGTCTCTATATTTAAAATATCTTCAAGTCTAAGAAAACTTAAATCTGTAATATCAGTAGTATTGCAAGCCAACCATTTATAGTATCCTTCTGTTAAAGATATTAAAACAGAATTTTCTGGTGATTGAATTCTCATCCAGTACGGAAACAGGTCTCGAACTGATAAAGGATATTCACACGAAGCAGATAATCCAGCAATAAAAGAAAAAAACGAGGTTAAAGGTTGAAACCCAGCAGCAAATTCGGCAGGAGAACTAAAACCAGAAACATTACTGTTAATGTCGTATATTTTATTAGGAGTACTGTTGGTGTATACTACAAACATTTTAAGTCGCTGTTACTGTGGTTGTTAATAACAATTCATTTTTAATAGTTACCGAATCTTGATATCTAGGATAGCCGTCTATGGTGATAGAAATTCCAGAAGGTAACACGTTTTCGTCTATTCCAACCAAACCTTTAACGTAGTCTACACTTCCTAGATTACCAAACTGAGTAAATTCTGCTGTAAGGCCCGTATTTAAAGCAACCAAATTTCCTTTTATTGCAGTATTATTTGTGTTGTAAATTCTAGGAGTATCTCCTAAACGAATATCTGCTGTTGAACCATCAGAAGCAGTGTAAACGAAAGAACTACTAACGACAGAAGATCCACTTAATCCTGCTACTCCTGGTGTTAATTCATTTTTAAACGCTAATGATTTTCTGCCTGCAGATCCCACAACAGAAAAAGTTAGATATAATTCATTTATAGAAACATTTTGAACACCAGAATAGTTAAGGTAAATAACATCTTTAATATCAACTATATTAATATTTTTATTAAATACAGGAACATTATTATATGCTGCTTGAACTGTGCTTGCAATATTACTTGTACTAGCATTTGGTGACCCAGAAATAGCCAGATTAATGTTTGCGGTTACAGGTTGTGCACGAACATATTCAGGCAATACAGTTAAAATTGCTCTGTTATTTAACAGAGATATACAATCAACAACACTAGCATTTGTTGCTCCTATGGAAGCATCAGCAAAAGAAACAAACAATCTTCCGTAAGCTGGAGGATCTGCATCATCTCCTCCCCATATATTAATCTGACTAGTTGAAGTTATTCCTGACGGCAACAGCCCAGAAGAAACCAAAGTTCCGTAATAATCATCACTTGTTACTGCACGATTGTTAGCAGCAAAAACTTTAGGAACAAAGTACTTTACTGCCTCTAAATCCGGAGAAATTGTTCCGTTTACTGATGGAGTGCTGGAATTTACAATAGCTTTACTGTTGGTTGCAGGAGAAATGCCGTTAGCTATTTCTCCTGAAGGTATTAAATACGAAACAGTCACAGTATCATTTGCTTGGATTGATTTGCCATAGCTTGTTTCATAATCATTAACTGTTCTTTTACCAAACACCAAATAAAACCCGGTTGAAGTTCTGTCTACGAAAAATACTTTAGTTTCTGATGTAGGTTCAGAAACCAAATCCTCAAAATAAGACCATTCTTCTCCGTTAACTTTTACTGCTAAAGTATTAACGTCTATTGTTGCTGTTCCTAGAAAAGCTTTTTGTGTGGTTGTATCTACAGTTATCTGTGTATTGTTAACAACTGTAGATCCTTCATATAAAACCACATCTGTTGCTGTTGTTAAGGTTATTGGATCTAAAGCATAAAAACGATAAATGTTTCCGGAAGAATCTCTTCCCAAAAAAGCATCAACATACGGAACTATTGTTTGAGTTCCGGATACTGGACTTATATTCATCTGTATTCTGGAAGAAGTACGACCAGGAACCAGGTATCCCAGAGGCTTTAACAAAGAAATAATATTTTCTTCCATAGTAGCAGTATCTAAAAAGGCTTCGTTTGCTATAAGATTGCTGTAAAATGCATAATATAAAGTATTGTAAGCAAAAACATCTAACAATGTGTTTAATGCAGATCCGTTAAAATCATAACCAGCAAATTCAGGTTTAGTATTTAAATATTGTTTAAGAGATGCTTTTATAGAATCAAAATCTAATGAAGCAATATTTATTTTAGGATTTGCCATGTTTAACTTTCTTCTCTGTCTGCAGTAAATTCTAGATTTAAGGATCTAACCAAATTTTCATCAAATACTGGAGAAAAATCTAAAGAAATTATAAATTCTCCAGAACCCGAATCTTCAATATTTAGGCTTCTTATAATTGCTCTAGGTTCTTGAATTTCTAATTCTGCAACTATTTCTTGTTTTCTAGATTCTATTTGTATAAAACCTAATTTATTAAAAACTAAATCATAACCGTTAGCACCAAAAGTAAGATCAAAAGGTTTTTCTGTTTTTGTTGTTAATATGATATTTTTCAATGATTGACTTATAGCATTAATATCAGTTTTAATGTTGATATCGTTTGTTATCTGATTTTTAGATAAGCCAAAATCTATATCTTTATACCTAGTCATCTGTTATGCTTCTTTCTTAAATTGTATATCTTCGTAGTCTACATCAGGATCTCCATTCAACCCATCTCTCATTAAAAACAAATACATTGAATGTTTTTGAGCATTTATAATTCTTTTTACCTTGTAAACCATCCACCTTCCAGCAAATCTAGATTGACTTATAACAGGACTTTCTGCTGTAGGATAAGCGATATTTATCATGTTCCCGGGTTTTATTTTAAAAGAACCGTTAACTAAAATTTTTATTCTTTGATACAATAATAGATTAATTTGAGCTCGTCGTAACAGAGGTGTTTGTGGAGGGGTATTCCAAAATGTAGCATTTGTTTTAGAATATTCTAGATAATATTTAAAATACTCTCCTATTAGTTTTTGGCTAGAAACCCAATCGCTTTTTCGTATAGGAGGTGTTGTGGGCGGTTGAGTAAATGTTGGAAATGCATTAGCAGTATTTCCTTCTGTATATGATTTTCTTCTAGCGTAAGGAAAATAACCAGCATTATCATATAAAATACTAAATTCTGGATCAAAAGTAAATCCATCAGTTGAACCAAAATAATATTTGTCACCATATTCACTATAAAAATCACTAAATAACTGCTCAACAGAACAATTATAAGCAGAGTTGGGTTCAGAATAATCAAATCCATAAAATTTTAAATATTTGTTTTTACTTTTAAACACTTCCCATATTCTATTACATTCTTTTGTTTCGTATAATGCTTTATCTAATTCTCTGTCTGTAGGCTCTTTTTCTACAGGAGATATTTCAAATGTTTTAGGGTCGCAATTACAAAACGGAACTTCTTTAGGACAATTTAAATTAGACACTAAACCACCGTATCCAACACAACTATTCAAAGCAGAATTTTCAAAAAAATTAATACCAAGTTTTACAGGAAAGGTATTAATTGATGTTGATTCTACATCAATAAAAGAAGAATTTATAGAGTTATTAATCATTTTAGTAGTATTTATTGACAGTTATCCGAATTACATAATCCATCGTGTGCGTTTTCCACATCAAACAAAAAAGTGTAAGGAAGGCCAGTTATTCCTAGATCTGGCTTTTTGTAAATTTCTTCTGCTGTTGCTCCAAACGGAGAAGTTTCATAAAAAGATTGTAAAATATTTTTAGGTATGGCATGCATCTGAACTATTCTTCCACCATAATAAAATCCACCAGAATTTTGACCTAACGAAGTAACAGGCAATTCTGTTCCTGATTTAGAAAAATCAGGACAAGTGCTACTGATTATTCTGAACTTACCTACAGGCATCATCACAGTTTCTGTAGGATAATTAGTGTAGTTGTTTCTGTTTGTTGTGAGTGTCCCTAAAACATCAGTTATTCCGGGACTCATTAATAACGTTTTATATGCAGTTCCGTCTTCAAATGCTATAGGAGCAACAGAATTTAATAGTTCATTTATATTAAATGCTCTGGTGTCTGGTGTGAAATATTTTCCAGCTTTGATTTCAGTTATTCCTCGTCCATCAGCCCCAATTCCTCGTACCAAAGGATCTGTTGATTTCAACTCGTATTCTTTGGTCGCCCCACCTAATAAACCACCAGAAGGCATAACAAAAACAAAAGGAAAATTTTGATCTTCAAATTCTATTATTTTTTTTGCTTTATGCCATATATCTGTACTATTCAAATATGATTTTGGCCAAATTTCTACTTCTGCCCAACTGTAACCGTATATTCCTCCAGAATCTCTAGCAAAACTAGAACTAAAAGTAGCACCGTGAATTTTATCAGCATTAGTTAAGATAGCAAAGAAATTTAAAGGAACTTCACGTTCACAACATATATTTTTTTTATAAGTACTCCATTTATTTTTTGCTTGTTTTAATTTTGCGTAATGTCTTCTAGCTTGAGCCAAGGGCCATTTAATTTCTTTATAAATTTTTCTTAAAACTGCTCCTGGTAATTCACAGAAATCAAATTGTGATTGCCAGTATTCTGTTTCTAAACGAGACATTTCACCAAAATCAAATCTTTTATTTGTATCTAAAAGATCTTCTTCGGTTTGTATTAGTTCAAGCTCTTTCATTCTGTCGCCAGTATAACCATCAGACATATGATTATAAAAATTCCACCATGGAGAATTTTTAGTATTATATGGAGAAGAATAATATCCGTAATTGTTATCAACTAATCTGTTAGTGTTAAAAGGAATTGGTGGATTTCTTTTAGATTTTAATGCGTCTAATGTTATCTTATTAGCTGGTGGAAATCTTGCTATAATTGGCCTTATTATATTTGTATCATAAACATAAGAAATTTGTCGTTTTATAAGAGAAGCACCACTATCTAAATTAGAACGATAAACGTCTCCCCAATTAGGAACAATTCTAATATATTCAGAAAATAAGCATCCAGTATCAAATAATTGTGGTATATTCAATTCATTAATTATTTCCATAGAAACTATAGAATTTTCTAATAGCGTATTTTCTCCGGGATAATAAGTTCCTTTAAAATTTCCGTTTTCAGTCGCCAACGAAAATATTGATCTAAAATTCCAATTATCCAAATCTTCCCAAAAGAAAAAATCTACTCTGTCTGGTTTTTGTTTTAAACATGCGTATTCACACACATAATTCATTAATTGGTGCATTCTAGAATTATTTGAAAGTTTTGAAAACGGGTAAAAAGCAGGATTAGGTTTTAACCAAATATCATTAAAAGTATCATCAGCTATGCAATTTTTGCCAGACCACCCTCCCAACTGAACAAAAGGTTCTCCTCTAACATATCTTTGTCCGTTTCCAGACATGCTTTGAACTAAAGTACTTACAAACCCTTTCATTGCTGCTTCGTCTTGTGCTTCAACCAAATCTGAAGGTACACCTTCCACCAAAGAAACTTGTGTACTTCCCCCTTCTCCTCCCCCTCCTTCTGTTGCTGTACTGGTTTCTTGATTACCAGCAGAACTATTAGATACTTTTGATATTTTTCCTATAAAATTTGCTAGAGGTTGTATGTCAAAATTACGATATAAAAATTCATCAGAAGTAAATCTAATAGTTATTATTGAAGCTATACCAGCTGGTCCATGGATTTGCTTGGAAGCAAAATCGGTTGGGGTTTCTATATTCATAACCCTAAATCCACATGTTTTCCCATCAATAGTAAATAATATAGAATCAAAGGTGCTTAAGTTTAATTGTTCGGTTATATAAGATGAATCTTTAATTGAGATATAGCCTGTGATTGCTCCAGCAAACATGTCTTCTTCTATAACAATTTCTTCAAAAAAACTATAAGCGTCAGGATTATCATTGGTTGATTGCCAAAGAGTGTATTCTTTACCGGATAATTTTATAACACTGATCCGATCTACGAAAACGTTTGGAAAAAGAATTTCTCTGTCTGTTATCATAATTCGGTTGATGTTATACTAGATACACTTTGATCATTTATCAAAGTATTCACTACAGATTCTAAATTCTGAGCTCCACTTAAACTTAAATATTTTATTTGACTTCTGTTGTAAACATTTTGATCCATTAATTGTTTTCTTAAAGTTAAATACCCGTCAATATCATCAGCATTTTTGTAATTAGGTATATACGTATTAAGCCAATTATCGGCAGAAGAAGGATCTAATAAAGTGCCTCCAATTTGAATATACAAAACAGAGTCTAGATATTTTTGAATAGTTAACAATTTATGTTGTATAATTTTAACTTCTTCGTATTGAGATGTGTCTAAGTTGAATCGCCATATAGAAACAACACTTCCTGCGGGATCTATATCAGTCTCGTTTATTTGTACAGGATTAACGTCAGGATATTGATACGGTTTTGCGTTGATTTTTTTTAACACAGAATCTATACTATTAATTACTCCAATATATTTTTTAGGAGTTCCTGAAGATTTTAAAATAATATGATCTGAACCAGAATCTAAAAGAGAATATGTTCCATTTAAATCTGTTGCTGTAACTGATATTGGTTGAGGATTACCGCGATTATCGCAGCTATAATTATAATTTTTAATTTTACCCCAAACAACCAGTTCATCATCAGTATCTAATGCAGATGAAAGGTTTTCTCCTGCTGATATTTTTTTGTATACTCCTGAAGGAACAACGGTTCTGCCTTCAGCACTTATGCCGAAAGCGTAAATTTGACCACTGGAATGTAAAGCTAAATTATGTTTACTTCCTGATGCTATACCAGTAAATCCTGTTATTCCTGTTGGAAAATTTGTTGTATACGCGAAAGCGGTTTCTCCTCCCCAACCAGTAATTCCGTAGTTAGAAAGTTGTATTCCTACACAATAATCAGAACCACAAGCAGCATCATAAAAATTCACAGAAGGCCCACTTAATCCGTAATGAACAGCAGTTCCGTTTTGTTTTATTCCTATTCCTCCTGTATTTCCTGAAGTCCAATATGTTTTTACAAATCCTGTTTCTCCTCCATAATATAAATTAAAGTCAGGACATTCACCATAACAAGTTAGCCCTCCATTAGAAGTTAATACACCAATTATTCTTGATCCTGTAGCGTTTATAAAACTAAAATCGTTAGATTTAGATTTATACATTCCTGAAGAAGTCGTATCAAAACCGAAAGGAGCATTAGCTAAACCAATATCTTGCCCCCATGCGCATATATCTCCAGAGGCTCCTAAAACAGAACTAAAATAAGATCCACAAGAAATTTGTTTAATTGTATTTTGAAAATCTAAGTCTTCTGGTATTATTGTTTGACCAAAATGAGGAGAAAGACACGAATTATCTAATCCTTTAATTAATCCTGCACCCAATCCTCGTAAAGAATAAGAACCGTTTCCTGTTTCTACTATTATAAGATCACCAACAGATATTCCGCTTAAGTCTGTTCCTTCATATCTTAGTATTTGTGGATTATCGTTATCAAATTCATAAGAAGATTCTGGAGGCAAATAACGAGACACATTTCCAAACTGATACGAAAATCCGTCATACTCTGCTTCTATTTTTTTAGTGTACGCTTCTTCTGATTGCCCCCACTCTTTGAATGGATTTTTTATTTCGTTAGTAAAAAATAAAGTCCAATAATATCTGGTAGAATTGTATAATCTGTTTGACAGTTGATCAGGTCTTTCTCCGCCAATGCTAGTAATAGTTGGCAGTAATTCGGGATTAGAAAATTGTACTCTTACTGTTCTGAATATATCAGTAAACAATAATGTTTGACCTGCTATTAGACTGTATTCTATTTGAGGGAAAAATTGAAACATTTTAATATTGTGTAATTATCTTCTTACTGCCCTATCAGATCTAGAGAAAATATTCGCAGAACCATTGCCTACTTGCATGGCTGGTTCTAGTTCTATAAAATTAAGTTTTATATTTACTGCTAGAGGTTTAAAATTACCGGTTGTATACGGAATGTTATTAATAGGAGAACGATTAATATCAGCTGATTGTAACACAGACACCAAAGGCTGTCCGTCCCAATCCCTTGACACTATAGGTGAGTTGTAACCTAATGCTTTTATTGCCCAAAGAGGAGGATGTCTCATGGTTAATATGGAAGAGGTATTCGCTATGGGAAAAACACCGGTTTGGAACGTAGCAGCAATATTACTTATTGCAACCGCTTGCTGTGCTGTTTTAGCAACTAAATCCATAACAATCACATGAGTACGTCTAGCTCCAGGTTGTAAAACTGTTTCTAAATGATCAAATCTAATAACTCCTCCGCCAGACAAAAAACTTTGAGCTAATTCTGCCTTTGCTGTTATTTCTTGCCGTAAAGACTCTACTATTCCTCCAACTCCACCTATTTCTATTGCTCGAACATTTAAAGAACCACCAGCTTGATAATTTTGAGAATTTAAAGTAGAAATTGCTTTAGGAAAAGGAACCACAATTTCAGCATAAGCATTAGACATTACGCTATTAAAAGTTCTCTGTCTCGCAAAAGTACTATAATATGCCACTTTAAATGATAACCAAACAGGTATTTCTGCCGCATAATTATCGTTTGGGTATTGAAAGTATGCCATTTTTTTCTATAAATATATATTGGAATTTATGGCATATAAAACTAAATATACACCCGAAAATCCCCATAAGTATGTTGGTAATACTGATAACATAATATGTCGTTCAAACTGGGAACGTAAATTTTGTAAATACCTGGATAAAAATGAAAATATCATACGTTGGTGTAGCGAAGAGTTAAAAATACCGTATTATTCCACCATAGATAAACAGATACACCATTATTATCCTGATTTTTTGTTTGAAGCTTTAAAAAAAGACAGTACCATAGAAACATTCGTGGTAGAAATAAAACCCAACAAACAAACCAAACAACCAAGCCCTAAAAAAAATAAAAGAGCATATTTAAATGAATGTATAACTTTTGAAATAAATACTTGTAAATGGAAAGCTGCAGAAGAATATTGCGTAAAAAATGGGTGGAAATTTAAAATATTAACAGAAGAAACCTTATTTAAACAAAACAATGCCAGATAACAACAATTTAGACAAATCTGATGTAAACAGTCTGATTTCTTTTTTTCAAAAAAGTTCTGGTTTTCAGCATGCAAACAGGTTTAAAATAGAAATCAATCCACCTGCATTTTTAGGTTCAGGAACCGTTCCACCATTATTTGCCACTTTAGTACAAATTCCCGGGCAATCTGTGCGTTATTTTTCAGACACCATGGCCCCATCAGATAGTGATATATCGATTCCATTAAAACGAGAATATGATAATCGTTTTATTATTGATTTTATAGTAGATAAAAACTGGAATTGTAGAAGCTTTTTTGAGGGATGGATAAATGCTATATTTGCTAATAATCTAATAGATACTACTAGAAATGCGTCAATACTTTCTAGATCGTCTTTAGTTGCGTATTATGATCTTGTTATTGGAAATATGGTTATTACTCCTTTAGACACACAAGATCAGCCAAACAGAAGAATAGAAGTGTATGGTGTATGGCCTGGTTCTATACTTCCAACTCAAATG